CTGGCCGAGGTCATGGATGACCTGCTTGACGAGGGATATACCATTGAGGGCGACCGAGAGGTAGAGCGATGGCAGGTAACGGAGTATATCGCGTCAGGCGCTGAGATCCTGGATACCCGCGTTATTGCCGGCGAGCATCTCCCGGTTGTCCCGTGCTACGGTGAGCATGCTTACGTAGAGGGAGAGGAGCATTACGAGGGCGTGACGCGGCTGGCCAAAGACCCACAGATGTTGCGCAATTTCCAGATGTCGTTTCTTGCCGATATCGTTTCTCAGTCACCGCGGGAGAAGCCTATTTTCCTGCAAGAGCAGATCGCCGGGTTCGAGGATTATTACTCGATGTCCGGGGCGGAAAACAACTTTGCCTATGTCCTGCAGAACCGCAAGGCCCTTGATGGATCTGATTTGCCCATCGGCCCGATTGCGACCCTGCCAGCCCCGCAAGTCCCCCCTGCCCTGGCCGTGTCGATTGATCTGTCGAGGCAGGCAGTCGAGGACGTGGCAAATCCAGGAATACCGCAGGACATAGCCGACCCTGACCTTTCCGGCAAGGCAGCGCTTGTCCTGCAGCGCAGGCTTGATATGCAGTCGGTGGTTTACCAAGGGCATTTCAAGCACGCCAAGCGCCGGGATGGCCAGATTTACGCATCCATGTCTACAGAAATACACGATGTGCCGCGCAAGGTAAAGCTTACCATGCCGGACGGGACCACCAAGACAAGTGAGATCATGCAGACCGTCATCGACAAGGAAACCGGCGACCTGGTCACGCTCAACGATCTGTCAAATGTCGAATTTGATGTCTATTCAAAGATAGGTCAATCCTATAGCAGCAAGAAAGAGCAGACCATCGACCGGCTGACCGACATGATCCCGATGGTTCCGGAGACAAGCCCGATCCGAGAGGCTCTCTACTTGAAATTGCTGACGCTGATGGACGGCGTAAATTTTGACGATGTGCGCGATTATGCCAACAAGCAGATGGTTCTGAAAGGATTCAAACCGCCCGAAACGGACGAAGAGAAGAAGCTGCTTGAAGAATCGAAACAAAGCCAGCAACCGGACGCCGCGATGGTTCTTGCCCTGGCCGAAGACAAGAAGGGCCAGGCGCAGCTGCTGGAGCAGAAGCGCAAGGGAATTGAAATGCAGCTCGACGCCGCCAACGAGAAGCTGAAGCGTTTCGTTGACGCGTTTGAGGCGCAGACCGGCCGGATGGAAGCGCAGGCCAACGCGGCCAAGGCCGGGGCTGAGATAGAAAGCAAGCAGGCCGACACATTTGCAAAGAAAATTGACGCCACGGCAAAGATTGTGCCGCTGCGCAACCCGTATGAGATGAGCACTGAAGAACTTTTTGCCGAACTTGGAGGAAGATGAGATGAACTGGAAAGCGGCAATACTTGGACAAATTTGCGGTTCTTTGCTTGGTGTGATTGTCATGTTGTTTTTTGTTTTTTTGTATTTGAAATGAAAATACCAGACTTTTATTCACCGAAAAATCAACTGGCACAATTGGGCCGTCATCATTGGTCAGTGGCAAGGCTTATCGAACTGGCAAAAGATCTGCCTGAGCGTGAATTCCCTATTGATGCCATAAGCGTGTGGAAAAGATATGACATCACCATGCGTGAATTTGTGATGCATATGAAAGCAGTTCTCGATGCTGACCTTTCTTTCCCAATTATCCTTGACGAAGATGGGGAAATATTGGATGGACGGCACCGAATCATGAAGGCAATGCTCGAAGGAAAACAGACAATAAAGGTGGTGAGGTTCGATCAAAACCCGTCACCGTGCAGGATAGACGAAGATTGATACCCTAACCGGTGGGGAGTATGCCGGGAAACATCCGAACTGTAAGGAGAAAACAGGCGATGGCAGACGAAAAAGAAGTAGAAGTGGAAGAGGAGGTGGTAGCCGAAGAGGTAGAAACAGAAATCGCTGAAGCACAGAAAGCCGGCGAAGATGGCCAAGAGTCCGGCGATGCCGGCGAAGGCGACGAAGAGGCGAAGTTCTGGCAGGACATCGACAAGGAAGACGAAGTCGAAGGCGTGCCGGCGGACACCCACCTGCGCATCAAGCAGAAGCCGAAGGAACGCGATTCGGAAATCGAAGACCTTCGCCGAAAAGTGAATGAACTGCAGGAAGGCCGCGCTTCAGCCGCACCCATACTCAAAGACCTGAAAAAGCCGAATGAGGATGATTTTCAGACAACGGAGGAGTACGAGGCCGCCGTTGAAAAATATGAAGAAGACAAACTCAATCGGCTGAATGCCCGCATGCAGGCGGAAGAAAAGCAGCGGCAGGCGAAAGAGGCCAGGGCCGCCGCGGTTGACTCACATTACAAGCGGGCCAGCGAGTTTGTAGCGAAATATGGCATCGCCCCGGAGAAGTACCAGAAGGCCGATGAATCGCTGCGGAAGGCGGTTGATGCAGTTCTTCCCGGCCAAGGTGAATCAGTAGCTGATCATCTCATCTCACTGCTTGGTGATGGCTCCGAAAAGGTGATGTTCCGCATCGGCGCTAAGCCCGAAGTGCTCAGGGAGTTTCAAGCCCTGCTGATGGAAGATAAAACCGGACTGAAAGCCAGCATGTTCCTCGGCCGCCAGCTCGAATTGATAACCAACCCGAAAAAAAGGACAAGTAAAGCCCCGCCTCCGGGCCGCCAGTTGAAAGGCGATGCAGCCCCGAACGCGAACGCCGCAGCCCTGAAGAAATCGTACCAGGAAGCGCACAAAAAAGGCGACTCGCAGAAGGCATACAACGCCAAGAAGCAGGCCAGGGCGGCAGGCATTAATGTGTCCGCATGGTAAAATAAGGAGGTTTGAAAATGGCTCTTACCACCGGCAAAATTGCCGAAGTAATGTTCGAAAACTTTGTTGAGACCTACGAGCAGCAGCCCGACCTGCTGAACCAGGTCAACTTTCACGAACCGGAAGCGGAGATGATGCAGCACAGTTCAAACGTCATCTGGTATCCGGTCCAGCAGCATGCCCCGGTAATTTCCGGCTGGGACATCTCGAATTCTGAAACCGGAATCATCCAGGAAACCTATCCCGCTGTTCTCGGCACCCCGTCGAATGATTTTGTCCAGCAGCGCGCCGATGATATGCGGACGAAAAGATTCTGGAAGGACCGTGCCACGCAGTCAGCTCGTCGGCAGGCAACGAACCTGAATGTCCAGATTGCCACGGCTATCAAAAATCAGGGGGCTTTGTTCTACCGGTCGAACGTTGATTCCGGCTATGACTTCATTGCTGAAGCTCAAGCCATGATGAATGAGCGGCAGCTGATGGACACCGGGCGGACCTTTATCCTGAATGACCGCGACACCTTGCATTTTGCCAAAGACCTTGCCGCCAGGCAGACTTTGCAGGGAGAACCCGCCAAGACGTGGGCAAAGGGACAAATTGGCAGCAATATTGCTGAGTTTGATATTTTCACCGGTTCTTACCTGCCGAACATCACCGGCGCCGCGGATCCGGCCGTTACCGTTACCGGCAATCACTCCTTTGCTCCCCAGGGCGGCACCGTCAATGCCACCACGCTTGTAGTGACGAATGTTGATTACCGGGAAGCAACGTTTGTTGTCAATGATAGTTCGCTGCTTGCCGTGGGCGACAAGTTCACCGTGGAAAATAGCGGCACTCCGGTCTATGCTCTCGGCCTGGCCGACAAGACCAACACGGGGCAGGCGATGATTTTCACTGTCATCGAGTTGACCGATGCGACGCATATCAAGGTTTATCCGAAGCCTATCGCCACAGACGACAGCAGCCTGTCAACCCTGGAAAAGGCTTATGCCAACGTTGACACCACAATTCTGAACGCGGCCACCATCACCCGCCTGAACACCGACACCACGAACAAGGTCAATGTGTTCTTCGACAAGATGGCGATTGAAGTCATCGGCGGTACCATTCCGGCTGAACTGTTCAGCCAGTTTGCGGGGTCAAAGGTTATGACCGACACCATGAGCAACGGCCTCAAGGTGTACATGCTCTATGATGGCAATATCGCCACAATGACATTCAGGTTCAGGTTGTTCACCTGGTTCGGAATTACCGTCGCCCAGCCGCAGAACTGCGGTTGTGCCGTTACCTACTGATAACTGATAACGAAGGGGGCTTCGGCCCCTTTCTTTTAAAAGGAGATTGAAAATGTCCAGAATTTTGAGACTCGGTGAGATCTATCACCAGAACGATTCAGACACCACGGAAGATCTGGCAACCACCGTCGCCGCTGACGTGCTGGCCATCCCGGTAACGCATGCTTATGTGGCCAAAACAACCGGGGGCGACGCCGAGGCGCTT